CGCTCCGCGAGTTGTCACTGCACACGCCTGAAGTGTGGGACTGCTACGCCGAGCTGATGCGCTCCGGGCTCGTGGCCCACTACCGGCGGTACGTAGACGCCACCAACCAAGAAGTGTGGCGGGCCAAGTGCCTCCGCACAGTGATTGAGGACTTTTGGTCTCGGGCCTAGAAGTGGCCCGTAGAGCCCTGGGGGGCTTATATAGCACGCAACGGCTCATTCCGGGTCTCGCGAGTCGCTGCGCAGGCGATGCACCCCTGCAGGAAGCAACTTGGCTTTTCAGCCTTACCGCACAGTAAGTTGGCGGGCAGCCCCCGTAAAACAGTGCCGACCCGGTATGCGTTGGGGGATTGAATCAGACCCCATTGCAGACAACACATGGTTTACCAACACCACACAAGAAACACAAAACCCCACCGAGGCCGCCACCGTGGCCATCACTGAGTGTAGCAGCATTGATGCTGACGCCGCGCCCGTCTCCTCTGAGGTGCAGCAGAACCTCCAGTTTTTGAACGACGCTTGTAGCTCCGCTACTGTGCGAACCGACAGGAGCTGGTGGTCCATGCTTGCGCCGCCTCGCAAACTGCCGGCAGACACCATGCTTGCTACCCCAGTGGTGGTTGCCGCTGGCAACATCAACTCCACCCCTTTCCTGCGGGAGCTCACTTACGCCAACGCGATTGCCATGCTCAACGGCGACGCCAACTTGATCTTCCAGAGCTACCTGCGGGGCCACCGCGCGTTTCGCGCCACGTGGTGCTTCCGTGTCGAGCTCTCGACCACCCCATTCATTGGGGGGGTTTTGAGGGCCTTTCACTGGCTCCCTGGCGGCGCCTACGCACCGAGCTTCACGGTGGACCCTGATTTCATCTCAGCCCCGGCTTACATGGCATACCCCGGGGTTTTCATCGATTTGAGCACCACCAACGCATTCGAGTTCAAGATCCCCCACCGCGCGCTCGAGCCTGCCATCCCCATTGAGGGTGCGGCTATCAATAACGGGTACTTCGGCATTGTGCCGCGTATCCCTCTCAACACTGCTTTGGCTGGTGACGCCGTTCGCTACACTGTGTACTTTTGGTTGGAGGACGTTGAGCTGTTCGGCCGCAAGGCGCCTCTCAGCGCCATTACCGCCGCCATTCCGTCTGGTGGTGACCGGCTGCAGGGGGAAGCCAAGACCCAGGGGCCCATCAGCGGGTTTCTACTCGCCACGTCACGCGTCAGCGACTGGGCGGGCACCCTGGTGCCCACGATGGTGGGCTACACCTCTGCGCTGAGTTGGATGGCCCGTGCTGGGGCCAAGGTGGCGTCCGCGTTCGGATACTCGCGTCCACTCAATCAGACCC